CACGCCGTGTAGGCCGAGCAGGCCATCGACGTGTCGGCGTTCACCCGGATGCCCGAAGACGTGCGGCCACCGCCCATCTCGCTCCAGTCGATGCCACGGAGCTCGTGCATCCGGTAGTCGTTGGTGGCTGTCTCGCTCATAGCGTGATGATGTCCCAGGACTGGTCTGCTGGCTTTGCAGTCGCCGTAGCGTGGAGCCCAAGTGCCATCACGAGGCTCACGATTCCGTCGATACGCTCCGTTGACTTCTGCTTGCTCGGCTTGATGTTTCCGGCGTAATCGCTTTGTGTCGCCACGTTCGCCGCCATCCACGACAGCACTGGGTGGCCGCCGTGCCGGATCTTTTCCGAGAGCACGAGGTTCTCCAACTGTTTCGCAGGGCTCGACATTGAGGCGTAGCCCTGCCCAAAGCCTGTCACATTGATGCCTTCTCCTTGCAGTTGCGTGGCCAGCTGCGTGGCGTTCCAGCGGTCGATCCCCAGCTGGCGGATGTTGAACTGCTGCGACAGTTCCACGATGTCTCGCCGGATCACGTCGTAGTCGGTGACGTTCCCATCGGTGGCACGGATATGCCCGTCTCGTATCCAGCCGATGTAGTCCACCTTGTCTCGCTGCGTCCGCTCGGCTGCGTTCACCTCGGGCACCCAGAAATACGGCAGCACGTCGAAGGTGCCGTCGTCGGCCTGGCTCACGAGCACTAGCGCCGACAAGTCCGTGGTGCTGGCCAAGTCGAGCCCGGCGTACCACTCACGCTTCTCGAGCTCGTCACGCAGCTGGCCGCCGCACTTCGCCCACGCATCGGGCGACAGCCACCGCACGTCCTGCGTCGTCCAGACGTTCAGCCGGTACCGCAAGAAGCTATTGAGTTTTGACGGCGACTGCTCGGCCTCACGGGCGTCGGCTGCGAACGACTCCACCGTGATCGTCTCGCCCAGCGACGGGTTGGCCTTGTGCCACGTCTTCGGGTCTTTCCAATCGTCCTCGGGCGAGGCGGCGTAGATGCACCCGAAGAAGGCTGGGTCTACAGCCGGGTCCGCAATGCACCGCTCGGCGTAGGCGTGCTGTTCCCAGCAGATGCTCTTGCGGTCGTAGCCAGCCGTGGTGATCGACAGCAGCAGCGGCGATCGGCGAGCCGCACCGCCGTACCGCAGGGCGTCCCATAGCCGCCGGTCACGCTGAGCGTGGAGCTCGTCAAACAGCAGGGCGTGGATGTTCAGCCCCTCGGCTCGGAACGCATCGGCCGACAGCACCCGATAGAACGAGTTGCTGGCCTTGTGAATGATGGTCTTGCGGCTGTCGATGACCTCGAGGTGCTTGCTCAGAGCAGGCGACGCTCGCACCATCGAGGCCGCCTCACGGTAGATGATGCCCGCCTGCTCTCGGTCGCAGGCCGCACCGTAGACCTCGGCCCCCGGCTCGGAGTCAAACGCCGTCATGTACAGGGCGATGCCGGCCAGCGTGGTGCTCTTGCCCTGCTTCTTCGGTAGCTCGATGTACCCAACTCGATGCTGGCGGATGCCCTCTGGCGTGAGCCGGCCAAAGAGCTCACGCATGACGTGGTGCTGCCACGGCAGTAGCTTGAACGGCTTGCCGGCGTTCTGCCCCTTGCTGTGCCGCAGGATGTTCTCGAAGAAGTGCACGACACGGCGGTAACGCCGCTCGCCTTCATCGCAGAGATCAGGCACCGTGGAGCTTGAAGAACTCTTCGACTTCGTCGGTTGGCTTTTCTTCCTTGGCACCGAGCCGCGTCCTGCTGGTTGGTGTCAGGCCAAACTCGCCCATTAGCGACGCCTGCAGGCTCACTAATCCACGATACAAGGGCCCGGCCGGGTTGGGCTTCACGCCGCCCAGGTCGGTGTGCATCACCGGACCACTGGCCCGGAGCTCCATCAGGCACGCCTGCGTGGCAGCGTACACCTCGCACAAAGTGGCCAACGCCTCGCCGTCGGCAGTCGTTAGCGTGCCGAGGCCAGACAGGATCGGCACGAACTCGTTCCACTTCTCAACGGCGAGCGGTTCGACCAACAGCCGAGCCGGCATCGGGGGAACGCCTGGCGGTGCCGGCAGATCCGGCCGGATCTTTCGCTTGCCACGGTTGCCAGCCAGCCGCTTGGCGGCCTCGGGCATCGGCTTCGGTCCTCGCTTCATCGGGCCACCTCAAAAACGCTGCGGAAATGTGCGGACGCGCACGCGCGAGGGAAACATCGGGTTTTCCTCAGACGCTGCCGGTATGGCAGCGACCACCCTCCCCCTCTCGCCGCTGAGCGTTCGTCTTCCGTGCGTGGCACCTGATGCAAAGCGTCCGCAGGTTGGCAAGCTCGTCGGCCCCACCCTTCGACTTCGGCACGACGTGGTCTACCTGGGCCTCACGCTTGTCAGTGCAGATGCGGCCACAGTCCTGGCACTGCCATGCGTCACGGATGAGGGCTGCCTGCCTGAGCCGACGCCAAGCCACTGAGCAATAGCCACGGGCTGCCGCGTTGGGCCTGGTGCTCTCGTCTCGCTGTGGGCGTGACGCACGCAGACGCAGCGGCCTGTGGCATGGGATGCGTTGGGGCATTAGCTCTTCAGGCTGACGATGCCGAGAGTGCCTGTGCTGTTCGTGGTGGCCGAGACGATCTTGAGAAACGACACGGCGAACACCGCATCAGGCAGGGCGTAGATCCTGCCGTCCGTGCTCGAGGGGGCCAGCGTGATGTCGGCCGCAGAGCCGTCTGCCCCGTACATGCGGCGGAACGCACCGTCCACTGCGGTGCCGCCCCACGTCTGAAGCGTTGTGGCGTTGGTGGTCATGGTGCCAAGCGACACCACACCACCGGCCATATCGTCCAGCCTGAGCGTGGTGGCCAGAGTGGTAGTGCTGTGCAGCACGATGCTCACGTCACGCTCGTACCGCTTGATCTTCACATGGGACATGGTCTAGCTCCGTGGCTCGGGTCTGGCCCGCATCGTGGCCTGAGTCTCAGGGTATGGCGAAATGCCGTACGTCTTGCAGTTAGGGGAGCGGGCGGTGCGTCGCCTGCCTGTACTCGTCTGCGGTGATCTCGGTGATTGCACCGCTGCCGAGCAGCTGGGGCATCATGGCTGAGGCGGGTTCCCATTCCAGAAAGAAGTCCTTGAGAGCCACGACGATCCTGCCGTCGTCGTCCCGCAGGGCATCTGCCTCATGACGCATGCAGGTGTCCGTGCCGTTGCTGTCAGGCAGATTCCAGGCAGCGTCCAGCATCACGCGAACCTGTTCATAGACGCCCGGCGTTTCTTCACGGAAGTACCTCACACTGCGATCCCCCACTTGCGAGACAGATAGCGTCGGACAGTACTGATCTCGGTGGCCGTCATGGCACGATTCCAGATCAGCACCTCGCCGATGCGGCCGATAAAGCTGGCAGCAGCATTAGCACTGTTCGCAATGGCGATTTTGTTCGGCGTGAACGACAGCGCTCCCGTGAACGACGCCCCTGACACGCCGTTAACAGCGCAAGACAAGGATGTCCCGTTGTGATGCGACTCCGCAATGACTCCCGTGGACTGCGTCACGCTCACGCCAGAGCGAAACGCTCCTGAGAAATAGCTCCCCACCTGAAATGCAGCCGGGTTCGGAATGAGCAGCGCGATGTAGTTAGCGTTTTCGGCGTCGCTCTCCTGAACGACGATTCGACCGAAGCCGGATGTGGCGGCGTCCACTTGGCACACAGCGAACGTGCTCTGAGCCGTGATCGAGTACGAGAGGCCAGACGCCAACAGCAGGTCGCCCTGGTCGAACACGAAGGCTGTCCTGCCGTTGATCGTCGAGAGCAGCGGCTGCAGCGATCCAACGGCCTGCGTGGCGGCCCTGTTGGCTACCTTGTCCCGCCACGACGACACCCCAGTGGCCACCGTGTAGGTGCTGGAGTCCACGGCATCCCACCATGCGTACAGGCCAGCGATGCTGCGTGGATTGAATCCACCAGCACGGGGCCGCAGCGTCCTCGGGCTCATGGGGCTCATGGGGTGTCTCGCATGTGCTTCATCTCGTACAGCAGCTTTGTCTGCTCGGTGACGGCCTTGCTGATCTCGCTCTGCGTCTCGCTCAGGCTGCGAACGAACACGCGATGTTCTTCGACCAACGGGATCAGCACGTCGTTTCGCAGCACCCAGCCGGCTGCCAGGGCGACGACGACCGAGAAGCCGTAGTCACGCAGGGCCGTGTAAAGCGTCTCCTTGGTGGCCTCCGTCACGACAGGGCCTCCAGCATCTCGACTCGGTTCTCCAGCCAGCGGCGAATCAGGATCTTCACGATCTCGGACACGATGGCCGCCAAGATAATGCTGGCGAAGAAGCCCATGCCGTACTCGGCACGCTCTTGCCGCTCGATGCTCTTGGCCAGGTGCTGGCCCACCACGGCGGTCTGCTGGGCATCGCATTGGTACAGCACGGGCACGGGCCACTTGCGGATGGCACGGTCGATAAGCCGCTCGCCACGTTTGCGGCCGAGCAGATACCGCTTGGCCGGGAGCTCGTCCCACACGGCGTCGATGAGTTCTTGGCGGGTCATTTCTTGGCCTTTTGCTTGTTGCACTCAGGGCATGGCACCTTCACGGTGCCGTCACCAAGCCAGCCGCCGCCGGGCGGATTCTTCGCACCGCACGTAGAGCACTTGTCGCTCGCAGGCGTTGGCTCCGGGCTGGGCGTGGCCCGCATCTTCACCAGAGCACGGGCAGTTTCGGCAGCCATCTCGGCTGTCAGCGACGCATCATCAGCCGGCAGCGTCACGACGCAGCCCACCAGCACGATGCACAAGGCCACAAGGAATCTCACAGCACGTCCCCCGTCCAGTTTGGTAACTGCTGGGCAGGCCAGCCGTTTACGCCAGAGAAGGCGATTGCGTATCGCCCGCTAATGTCGGACCAGCGGGCCCAAAAAGACCCGTGCGGGATCTCCAGCGTCGTCCCCATCACTGCCCGCGGCCCGGTGTTCCACTTGCCCCACGAGTTGGCCACGAGCACGAGCGGCTGGCCATACGCCTTGCGGGTTTCGTCTCGGTCGTCCACGCCCAGGTACGCCATGGCGTGGTACCAAACGCCGCCGGAACGCTTGGACACGCCGTTTGTGTCTCGCGTGTTGATAAACGCTTCCGAGCCGCAGCTGCTGATGCAGTAGCCGTTGGCGATCAGATCCCGCACTTCCTCGAACGTGCGGGCCCGTGTGGCCGTGCGAACGAGATGCTGCCGGCCGAGCTCGAGCACGCTGGCTGGCGGCTTTGTTGCTCCCCACTTGCCGGCCACCTTGCCGTCGTACTTGGTCAAGTCGATGCCGAGGGCCTCGTACCGCTTACGCACCCACAGGCCGGATTCTTTGAGCACCACTTCGGCGGCGTGGTCGCAACTCCAACCGTCGCCGCCGTGCTGGCGAAACCAGTAGATGGCCTCAGTGCTTAGCACGCCGTCACGCCGGGCAGCGTCTGCAAGATCAGGAGCACCTTCCACAAGGCCGGTGACTTCGTCGGGCTTGCCAGCGGCGATCTCGCAGGCGAGCGTGCCGAGGCAGGCGTTGCGGGTTGAGTGGCTGACGCAGTCGCCACGGGTCTGGGCCGATGCCGGCAGGCAGTCAGGAAACACCCTCTGCATGATCTCAAACGGTGCCCACAGTTTCCCCGCACCGCTGCCCACCAGCCCGTACCGTCGGCACGTCGTTCCCCCGTCCGGTGCCTGCCCCTGAATGAGCAGGTACTGCGTGAGCCGCTCAGACGCAGCCGGGTCGGCGTAGACGCCGACGAGGCCAGACAGGTACTCAGACTGTGCATCCCAAGGCATCGCTCACTCCTTGGCCGTGCCGGCCCATGCGATTGCCTTGTAGAGCTCGACGACCTTGGCCCGTGTCTCCACGTCGATCGGGCGGGCGTCGAGGCTGAGCGTGTCGCCCATGGCCTTCTCGACGGCCTGGCGGAGGCCGGCGTAGGTGCCGGGCTTGTTCTCACCGATTCGCCGCCACCCGATGTCGAGAGCGAGCGTGGTGAACATCCGCAGGGCACGAGTGTCGGTCAGCACCACTTCGGTGCCGAGCTCGTCGCCGGCCACGACCGTGGCCGCCTTGCTCCACAGGTTGGCCCACAGCATGCGATCCCCAAGCGGTGCGGCCTTGAGGGCGTCGGCAATCGGCTGGACGGTGGCACGCATCGCAGGGCTCGGGGCATCGACAGTGACGACGGGCACGGCTGGGGTGCTCGGCAGGCTCGGCATCGGCACCTTGCCCCACGCTGCGGCGATCAGGAGGGCCGCTGCGGCGATTCGGCCGGCGAGGGCTCCGTGGGCCTTGGCGGCTTCGGCGGCCTGAGAGACGTACCCAGCGATTTGCTGGCGGTACGGCGCAGCGAGGAAAGCAACTGCCGCCACCACGGCGGCGGTGCGTACGAGTGACTCATGGCTCACCGGACGGCCTCCACCTGGCTCATCACCCAACGCACGAGATCCTCGCCCGCCGGGGTCTTGAGCACGGCCGCCAGCTTGCTCACCAGCTGGTCGTCCACCTTGGCGTGCGTCTGGGCGGCCAGCCACTCGACGGCGTCGGCCACGATCAGCGAGCGGCGGTACGGGTCGGACTCAGCCACGAACCGTTGGCCGTAGCCGATGAGCGGGGCCCATCGCTGCAGCAGCATGAGCGACTGCCACAGGTTCAGGCCGTTACCGTACTGCTCGAGCTCTTGTGGCGTGGCACCGTAGTCGGGCATGGCTAGTCCTCCTCATCGGATTCTGCCTCTCCCCCGGCATCCTCTTGCAGTGGCGTCACGTTGATCGTCTCGTTCAGCCAATCGTATGCAGCGTCGTAGGAGTCCTTGGCCTCCTCGAAAGCGTCCTTGCGGTCGAGGCGAAACGGCTGCTTGAAGACCTCTTCGTCAATGATCTTCCCGGTGCCGTCCGTGATGTAGATGTAGGCATATTGCTGGCCGTACTCCACGACGATCCGACGCAGCACGTCTTCCTTGCCTCTGGGCCCGTTCATCGGTCCTGCTCCCATAGGTCCGCTAGGTTGCCCTCGTAGCCAACTGCTTCTTTCGTCTCGTGATCCATCGGGATCCGCTGGATGCTGACGTGCCGTGTCTTCGTCACCCGGCGATCCTCACGGGTGTCGTCGCTCCACGTCGCTTGGATCTGCAGGCAGGCGTCTCGGATCTCGGTGGTCGTCGGATCACGCTGGCGTACCGGCTTCGCTCTGAGCTTTCGGTCGTGCCGGCGGGGCAGCTGCCACACGACGGCTAGGCGGATGACTTGGTCACGCGAAATAGTCCACCGTTCGCACAATGCCCGCATCGGCATGTGCGTCGCCCAGTCAGCACGGAACGCCGTCAGGCTGATGGTTACGGTGTCGCCTCGCATGGCTCCATCCACGACACGATCGTTCTCATCGACGGACACACATACAGCAGCTGCCCAGTGGCCCTGGCGATGCTCTGGTGGAACGGCACATGCTCGCAGTCAGTCGTGCCTTCGTACGTGCCGGACAGGTAGGCATCGGTGCGATAGATCGCCATGCCGCCGAACGCACTCGACACCAGAGCGGGCGGCGATCCCACGGGCGGCATCCATGTGTAGCCGAACCCACCCCGGCCGCCACGGTACTGGTCCCAGTAGCAGTCCCGCTGGCCAACGCCACGCAACGCCCACAGGTCATAGTGAGCCCACTGCGGGCCGTTGCCGAAGTCGTACTGAAACAAACTCACACTGGCCATGCCGTAGGCACCCTGCATCTCGACGAGACAGCCGACGGCGTTCACGAGCCCGTGCTGCGAGAACCCCGCCCATAAGTCGAAGTCCATGACGATGACGTAGTCGGCTTGGCCTGCACACGATCGCACCCACCTCTGGCATCTGTCTCGGTACTCAGCAAGGGCGACGGTGCGGCGGCCGGCAAACTCACCCGGCAGGTGCGGACGGCCTAAGATCTCGTAGTGAAACGTGGCGTGGCTGTGCCGGCGGCTGAACTCCGCCAGCACGTCCAGAGTGTCGTCGGTGCAGTCGTTGCTCTCGATGTGCAACTGCCACGACTTGCAGTGCTGGCCGAGGGCCTCGACTCGCCGCAGGTTGTTGGCCAGTTGCGGCCCGCAGTTGCGGGCCAGGCCGACGACGGCGATGGACGAGTGCCGCAGCCGCTCGAGCCCTTCGGCGTGGCGGCGGTCGAACTCCTCGGCGAAGTCGGGGTGCGGCATCCACAGGTCGGCATCTAAGTCAGGCATACGGCACTCCTCGCTTGCCGCACAGGGCGGCCGACACGCTCCACGGGACGTTGGTTGACCGCAGGAACTGCCGCACTCGGTGCATGTACTCGGCGGCCTCGCGCCCGGCGCGGTGCGTGTGCCCGTAGCCAGCGGTGTCGTCCGTGAAGACGGCCCCGTCTTGTGGCACGTACACAGCCCCGGCGGTGCCGGCCAGGACGCTGTAGGCGATGCAGTCAGACCACGGCCCCATCTGCCACCACTGGTGCTGGCCGAGCTTTAAGAGCCACTGCAACTGGATCGCCGCCCCGATGCCCGTCTCTGTGGGAACCGGCCACTCCCGCAGCCGTCGTCGAACGTCAGCCGGCGTCATGGTTGTCGTTGACTCCAGCCCGCAGCCGACGTGGCCCACGATCTGCCCGGCCGTGTTCGCAACTTGGTAGTCGTGGAACACCACGGCGGCCGTCTGGAACCGCTCCACGCTGCCCACGATGCCGGGCAGCAGGCGGTCGTCGGCACCCATGCAGATGACGTGCAAGCCCACGAGCGACGGGTACACGGTGGCCGCAGCGGCTTGCCAATCTGCTGACTTCTCCCGGTGCCGCACGTAGCGGATGCACGGGTAGACGCCCTGCAGCTGCTCCACGATGCCGGGCGTGTCGTCCGTGCTGGCG